GGCCTCGACGAACTCACGCATGTCCTCGTCTACCTTGGCGATGTAGACCAGAACAATCTGGTCACCCAAGTAAACGATGGTGTTCTCGTCAATGAGGGTAGAGCCGTCCTCCGGCTTCGCGGAGCGCGACTTGTACTCCTTGAGATTAATCTCCCTGAACTTGGCGTGTATTGACTTGATAGCCATTGGATTCCAGAAGATGGTTAACGACCTCAGCGTTGTTTGCAAGGCCGAACTTGTCAGCGTAGTCCGCGAGCGCGTCAATGACCGCGTTGTACTCCTCCATTCCGTAGACGAGGATAATCTGCCGGATGATGGACTTGTCGTAGTCACCCTTGCGTTCGCTGATGCTTTTGCCGCGGTCCTCGCCGGAAGAGGTCAACTGCTCCACGTCACCGACATCGGTGATGAGGTAGCCAAGGTCACTTTCGTCGAAGCCGATGAGCGACAGGTCGATTTCTCCGGCTTCCTGAATGGCAAGGAGTTCAGCTTTGAGGATGTCCGCATCCCACCCGGCGTTGAGGGCGAGCTTGTTATCCGCAAGCACATACGCGCGCATCTGCGAGGGAGACAGGTGACTGAGAGTGATGGTCGGCACCTCAGTCATGCCAAGCTTCGTTGCGGCCGCAAGTCTGCCATGCCCGGCGATGACAGTTAAATCTTCTTGGATGAGGATGGGGTTGTTAAACCCAAACTCCTCGATGGATTTTGCAAGCTGTGCGACTTGCTCTTCGGAATGCGTTCGCGCGTTGTTGGCATAGGGTTTGAGCGACGCGACTGCGACACTTTTGATTTCGAATTTCTGGCTCATGGACGTGGTGGAGTTTAGGATTTGGTTTTTTTGCTAAAATGGTGCGTATTTCGGGCAGACGCGCACTCTGCGGAGCGTCCCCCCAAGGGGTTAAAAGATTCCTTACCCGGGGTGACCCTCCGCAGTTTTGGGAAGATTGCGTAAAATGGACGAAATCCGCATATTGTTCACTTCGTCCTCGGGACGCATGAAGCGCGACGGCTCAAGGCCCAGACGCCGGAGGAGTTTGCGGCATCGCAGGGAGACTGCGGCCTTGGACAGCTTGTGTCGTCTGGCGAGGGCGGTCATTTTGGGTGGCTTGCCTTCACCGACAACGATGCGGATGATGTCCGCATGAAGACGCATCGCTGGGTCAGTAGACTCATCAAGCCCATCGAGCAGGAAGTGGAGTGTGGCTCTTAGGCGTAAGGAGGCAAGGTCCAGCTGTTCAAGGCGAGGGTCTACAGGAGAGTGTGCATCCTCATTGTCCAGCACCTGAGAGATGGTCGGGTTAAGCGCCTCTCGGTTCATGGCGAACGAACCGATACGCTCGACTACCCGGTTGAAGGACTCCTCCTCGTTACGCTGGAAGTCAAAGTGATTGCCATTGACGGTAGAGCGACTGTCCTCTGCCGTGTTGTTCATCGGGTCATCGGCACGGAACGCGCCTGACTCGATGAGTCCGCGACGTTCCTCCGGAGTGAGCTTACGCCACCAGCGTGTATATTCGGCAGATAGAGTCCGCGTATCAGTCAAGCAGACGCATTAGAGGGTCTTCAGCCGGGTAACGCAAGCACCGATTGACCCAGAGCTTACGCTTTGGGTCATAGGCGATGAGTCCTAGGCGGACGACCTTGGTCTTGAACGACCTTGGCTTGAAGCCCATCTCTGCGGCCCGGAGTGAGCATCGCTCCTTGAGCTGGGGATTGGTCAGTTCGGAGGGCCAAGCTTCGACCATCTGTTTTACCCTTAGGGTTCGGTTGTGGTAGCTCTTTTGTGCGGCCTCGACAGCTCTCTGGCGGGCTTCTTCCATCAGGGTCGGGCTTTCCTTCCATTGGCGCTTCCAGAAGCGTAGAAGCCGAAGGTGGGAGGCGGAGGGTTTTGGCATGGGCTTTCGGCTGGGTAATGCGTCCTAGCCGTCAGGCGAAGGTAAGCATTACAATTACCTTTAGGTAATTACAGTGTAGCGGCGGACAGTTTCGGGGCAAACCAGCTTGGGGCGGCGCGTCCCCTTTCCCACCGGGCGAAGGGTGCTTTCTCGTGGCAGTAATAGTCCCTGTAAGCGACCACAGGGTCGTCGTGGTTGTAGGTCTCGGGCATGCACTGGGCTGGGGGCGTAACGAGCTTGGCAGGGGAGGCAGGGAGCCGGGAGGCGATGACCCGGGCAACCTCGGCACACTTATGGGTCTTTCCGTATCGGTAGGTGTATTCGTCGAGGAGGGCCATGAAGTGTTCCCAGACCCAGCCGGGGTTGTCTGCGGCCCAGAGGACGGACGGGTGGCGTTGGTGGGTTGGCTTGTACGGGCCGCCGACGATGGTGGACAGGATTTGGGCTGTTTCGAGGGTCATCTTGACGACATGCTTGTCGCAGAGCATCTGGGCGGCGCGAGTTGGGTCGCGGTCGAGGAAGAAGATGTTCATTTTACTTTGAACCAAGCTGGTCGGGTCGGATGAGGAAGCCATAGACCATGTGCCAGTCCCAAGCTTGCACCCGTTCCTTGGCGGTCATGGAGTCCCGTAGTGAGCGAGGAAAAGAGCGAACCCAGTAGCAACCGGGGTCGGAGATGTTTGTGGCTGGGACTAGGCGCGTCCCAACAGGAAGGACGAGCGACTTGCGGAGCCATCCGTAGTGGACGGTGATGGGGTGTTTAGTGAGCATGGTCGTTGGTGGGTTGGGGGTGATTAGATTTTGACGGAGGCGAGAACCGGAAGAGGGGACTTGCGGTTGGTGAGCGACTTGACGAACTTGGCGAGCTGTTTCTGGGACTTCTCGGAGTCCTTGTTGAGGCTACCACCAGACCAGACTTCCGTCTCGATGAACATTTCGCCGTTGATAGTGACAATCCGGTGGCAGGAGTAGAAGGAGCGCATCTTGATGGCGATGGAGCAATCGACGCGGCCGTAAGCATTGGAGCCACCCTGAGCGAAATAGTCCTTAAAGTTGCGAGGCTGGTCGATGACGACGTATTCGCTGTCGCTGACGCGGACGATTTCAATCGGCTCGCGACCGAGGTCGTAGGTGCGGGTGACTTCGATGCCGGAGATGCGGTCGCCCTTGTAGTCGTGGAGCTTCGTGTTGAACTTGAAGTGCGAAGCGTACACAGCGGCGACGCGCTCGTAGAGGCTGGCGGGGATTTCGTTGATTTCGTTGGTGGTCATTTGTGGTGTTGGTTTGGTGGAACGACTTGAACTTTGCCCGAAAAGCTGTCCGGCGAAAGGTTTATTTTCGGAAATCGCACGTCGGGCCTTACAATTCTTAAAACCGATTATAAGCGATTTGGGTCATTGGAGAGGGGGAAGTCCTCCCCCTTACCATCCGCGAGCCTTGGAGGTCGGTTTTTGAGGCTCTTTCGGGGCTTCCCCCGGCTCCCCCTCACCGGGGAACGCGTATTCCCATCGGATTTCCCCCTTCTTTCGGGAGTGGCGTATACTAATCTCGCCCGCGAAGTCCCCGGCACAGTCCTTTAGCCCGGCCCGACCGCGTCGCTTGGTAAGCCCGAACTTGAAGATTGGCTCCTCTCCCTGCTGACGGACGAGGACGGCGACCTCGCGGAAATAGTTCACGAACTCGGAGCTTCCCGCGCCGGAGTAGGCTAGGTCGGCGACTGTCTGGCCTTCCTTATCTTTCGCGGCCCGCGGCTTGGTCGTATGGTGCATGGCGATGAGGACTGCTTGGGTGTCCACAAGGACGCGGTTGAGGTCATGGCGCAGGAACCGGGAAGCTTGGGCTTGGTCGGCGATGTCGATTCCGGCAAAGGACAGGAGAGGGTCAACGAAGACTAGGTCAGCCCGGTGCGTGGTGATAAGCTGGCGGAGCATGCCCGGGAAGGCTTCACCGACGGACTGGGTGTCGCGGAAGATGGCGAGGTTCTCGTTGAGGGTGAACTTCTCGTCCGGCCATAGGTCTGCCCCGGCGACGACATCCTGATAGGCTTCGGCGACGTCCCCGAAGTCGTTCTCGGCTTGTACGATGACCACGCGTAGGGGTCGCTTTGCCCGGATACCGAAGAAGTCCTTGCGTCCGCCGACCGACCAGTTGACGGCGGCTTGCATCATGAGGGAGGACTTGCCGACCCCGGCTTGAGAGACGATGAGGGCGGAGCCACCCTTACACAGCCAGCGATTGCCTAGGACGGTGTTGGGGTCGTTGGCACGGTCAAAGGCGAGGAGGCTATCCGCGTCCATCTTGACCGGGGTGGCAGAGCCAGCCGCGCGGCCTTGAACAGCTTTCAGGGAACCCTCGGTGTACGCAAGCAGGGTGTCCGGGTCGGTAGCCGGGTCAGCGGAAAGCTCCGCCGTCTTCTTTGCAACGGTGTTGATGTGCCGAAGGACGGACTGCCTCTTGACCTCATCAGACCAAGCCGGGTTGAGGAGCGACGCACCGATTGCGGTGGTCAGCTCGGAGATGTAGAAAGCTTCGACTGTGGACTTGCGCTCGCGGAGGCGCATGGTGACGGTCAGCTCGTCGGCTGAGACACCTTCGTCGGCGAGCGACAGGATTGCGGCCGCAATGTCCTGATGCTTTGGTTCGTGGAAGTCCGACGGGATTAGACCCGGCGGAAAAGGGAGCGAGTCCCTGAGCAGTCCACCGAGGAGGAATCTCTCGATGTCTGCGTGGTTATTGTTGGGCATGGGTTGATGGAAAGGTTCAGGCGGAGGTCATGGTCTCGCCTTTCGTTTATGACAATGCTTTTGTTCGGGAGGGCCAAAGTGGTCAAGGAGGCGGAGCCGTCCGTTCGTGATGACGCGGAAGCGCCTGACGATAAGGATGCCGGAGGCGACAGCCCGGCGAAGATAGATGCTGGCCTGAGCGTTCGCCATGTTCCAGCGGACAGCCCAGTCTTCTCGCTTGAGGAAGCCGGGGTCAGGTTTGACGGCGGACTTGTTGATTTCGGCGATGACGGCGGAAAGCACCGGGTCGGTGGCCCGGCGATATGCCATGCGCGGAGCTTTCATCGGCGGATGTATTTGGGAGGAGTCCAAACAGTCAGGTCGGATTGCCAAAGCCATCGGTCACCGATGCGGTGGATAATCCATGCCTTCCAATCGCGGCCCGAATACCACCCGGCGATGAAGCCA